TACCCCATACAGAATGGGGCGCAGTTTGACAAACAGGGTGTCCACATTGCTTATGCCATTTTTGGACGTGGAAACGGTCGTGCAATAAGTGCCAGCCAATTCCATTGCTGAAACCCGCGCAACTTTAGCCAATTCATTTTCAGCCCTTGCTGCAAACGTATTTTCAAGCGTTCCTGAATCGCCTATTCCACCAGCAATTGTTGTTGTTCCCGCGTCGCCTTACATGGAAGTTGTTTTGATTGGCAAGGCGTCCACAAAGGTCAAATTGAATTTTGCAATCACTGCCATTGTTGCTTCCAATAGCAATGCTGGTTCGCTGGACAATCTGGAAAAACTCATAATCGGAATTCTTGCGGCAATGCCCGCAGGATACGTTGTTGGCGTCATTGAAAAGCCAACAGTGTTGGAAGTAGGTCAAAGTCCAATGCTGGTGGCTGACATAAACGTTTCGACGTACTACACACAAACAACTTAGGAGAATCATGCCAACGACAATCATCACAGGTCGCGATCTCGTCTTGACGATTGCGTCCACAAACTACGACGCGCAAGCGACCAGCGCGACATTAAGCAATTCGCCAACAGTCACCACATACCAAACTCTAGACGGCAAGGCTTACAAGCACATTGACGACCAGTGGACTTTGGACGTGGAAATGCTTGCCGACTGGGGCGCAAGCGGTTCACTATGCGAAGCCCTTTGGACTGCATGGGAGAGCGCACCAAACACAACTTTGGCGGTTTCACTTACTGCTGCAACAGGTGCGGTATTTGCTTGCAACGTCATGCCAGTTGTTCCGTCAATCGGCGGTGCAGCACCGGACGCGCAAGAAGTATCACTATCATTTGTAGTGGTCGGAAACCCAACTGAAACTTTCAGTTAAAAACTAACAATCGGGAGAAAAAATGAAGTTACCAATAACAATTGAATACACCAACGGCGATCAGATAACTTACACGGCTGCACCGCCTGAGTGGGTGAAATGGGAAAAGCACACAGGTCACACCATTGCACAAGCGCAAGAAAAGATTGGAATTTCTGATCTTGTATTTCTTGCGTATCACGCCATGAAGCGTGAAGCAGCGGGCAAGCCAGTGAAGCCACTTGACGTTTGGACTGAAACAATTTCAGAAGTCATTGTGGGTGAAGCAAACCCAAAAGCCACCCAGTCGGAAGCCTTGCCCGAATAGTTTGGGAGTTAGCCTTAACCACAGGTTTGCCACCAAGCGAATTTGAAGCAGCCGAAGACATTCTGACGGTGTTGGAAATTTTGGAAGGACGGGCAAATGGCAAGTGACGCAATTTCTTATGACAAGAATGAGTTGCGCGCCATTGTCCGTTCCTTTAAAGCAATGGACGATCAAGCAATTGCCCAAGCCAAAGAAGCCACGTCAGAATTGGCAACTTGGGTTCGTGGCAAAATCATTGACACCGCTTCAAGCAAAACCCGCAACCGTGTGGACAATCTAGTGGCTGAAGGTTCGAAGGTTTCCAAGTCTTCAAAGATTGGTGAAATTTCATTTGGTTATGCTGGACAAAAATTAAGCGGTGGCGGTACGACCCAACAGGTTTGGGGCGGCGTTGAATTTGGTTCAAATAAATACAAGCAATTTCCAGTGTGGTCAGGTCGTGAGGGTCGCGGTTCACGCGGCTGGTTCATCTATCCAACCCTAAGAAGCGTTCAACCTGAAATTGTAAAAAAGTGGGAAGAATCGTTTTCCAAGATAGTAAAGGAATTTGACTAATGGCTGGCAGTCGTACCCTTAAACTTTCGATTCTTGGTGACGTTGACAATCTCAACAAATCCTTAAAAACGGCAACGGCTGACGTTGAAACCTTTGGCGACAAAATGGGCAAAGTCGGCAAAATGGTGGGTGCAGCGTTCGTTGCTGCTGCTGCCGCTGCTGGTGCTTATGCGGTCAAAATCGGCATTGACGGGGTCAAGGCGGCGATTGAAGATGAGAAGGCACAAACACAGTTAGCCCTAGCCCTAGAAAACGCCACAGGGGCAACCACCGCCCAAATTGCGGCAACCGAACAATCCATTCTTAAAATGTCACTTGCCACTGGTGTGGCTGACGACGACTTGCGACCAGCGTTGGGACGTTTGGCACGATCAACGGGCGACATCACAAAGGCGCAAGGTTTGTTGACGACCGCGCTTGACATAAGTGCAGCGACGGGCAAACCAGTCGAAGCAATTGCAAATGCGTTGGGCAAGGCTTATGACGGCAACACTGCCGCACTTGGAAAATTGGGAATTGGTCTTTCGGCAGCCGAATTGAAGACAATGTCCTTTGAACAGGTACAAGGTCGTTTGTCAGATTTATTTGGTGGGGCAGCGGCAAAAAATGCAGACACTTACGCGGGACGAATTGCCCGCATGCAAATTGCATTTGACGAAGCGAAAGAAACAATTGGGTTCGCGTTGTTGCCAATCCTTGAACGGGTTATGAATTTCATCAACAACAATGCACTTCCAGCGATCAACGCATTTTCAAAGGCGTTCAGTCTAGACGGCAATGGCTTGGGTGGTGTTATCACCAACGTTGGCAGAATTATGACTTCAGTGTTCACCCCAATTTTAAATGGTTTGGTCAAAGCCTTTGGATACGTCAAAGACGCAGTTGGGGACAATCTTGACGAATTTAAGCAATTTGCTGGATACATTTCGACTTATCTTGCACCAGTAATCGGAACAGTTTTGGGTGGCGCGTTGACCGTTGCTGGCAAAATTGCGGGCGGCGTCATTGACGTCATTGGCGGGGTTGTCAGCGTTTTGAACAATTTGATTTCGGGTGCAGTTGCAGGAATCAACGCCCTAATTCGCGCGTACAACGCAATTCCATTCTTGCCAAACGTTTCAACTATTTCAACGCCAACCGTGAGTGTTCCAAGCATTTCCGTTCCAAGTTCTTCATCTATTCCAAGTATTCCAAAAACGCCGTCGGGTGGTTCTACAAGCACCAGCAGCGGTGGTGTGGCTAAGGCTGCAAGTTCGGCTGCCAGTGCTGCTGCCGCTTCCAACATTGTTTCAAATTTCAACGCAGGTTCATTCGCAATCGGTGAACGCGATACCCTTAGACAAGCGGGCTTGGGTACAACAATCAACCTGACCGTCACTGGTGCGTTCGACAAAGAAGGCACTGCCCGCACGATCGTGGATACTTTAAATAATTCTTACTATCGCGGCACAGGTGGCGCAACAAACCTGCAACTTAAATGACGCAATGGAATCCAGTTTGGAAGGTTGAAATTGACGGCGTTGAATACACCAACGCGGTTTTGGCTAACCTGAGTATTCGAAGCGGTCGGACAAACATTTATGAACAAGCCCAAGCGGGTTATGTCAATCTTGAATTGCTGGACGTTTCACAAACCACAATTCCAGTTTCAATCAACTCAACAATCAGCGTTTCAATCAAAGACACGTCAGACGCATTTGTGGCAATTTTTGGTGGCAGCGTTGTTGACATTGGTTTGGAAGTCCGTGACGTCGGTTCGACCATGTTCACGCAGACTTATTCAATCACCGCACTTGGCGCGTTGGCGCGTCTGCCAAAAGCATTAACCAACGGCGTACTTTCAAAAGATTTTGACGGAAATCAAATTTACACAATTCTTTCAGATTTACTTCTGAACACTTGGGCTGAAGTTCCCGCAGCCCTGACTTGGGCAACTTATGACCCAACAACAACATGGGCAGGTGCTGAAAACGTTGGACTTGGCGAGATTGACAGACCAGGCGATTATGAATTGGCGGCACGTTCTAGTGATCGCACTGACGTTTATTCACTTGTTTCAGCGTTGGCAACTTCAGGGCTTGGGTACATTTACGAAGACGCACAAGGTCGTATTTCGTACGCTGACGCCACGCACCGCAGCCAATACCTTCAAACCAACGGTTATGTCCAACTCACCGCAAATCAAGCCCGTGCAGCGGGTCTGCGCACTGAAACGCGTGCTGGTGACGTGCGCAATAATTTAACAATCAAATACGGGGCAACCAGCAGCAGCGAAGTCAGCGCAAGTGACGCAACTTCAATTGAAACTTACGGCACACTTTCGCAAATAATCACAACAACACTTCACAATTCAAGCGACGCGACCGCACAAGCAAATTTCTATCTTGGACTAAGAAGCACACCACAAGCAAACTTCAGCGAAATCACTTTTGACCTGACCAACCCTGAATTGGACGACGCTGACCGCGACGATCTCATTGGGGTGTTTATGGGTCAACCAGTAGCAATCAACGACTTGCCCGCCAACATGGGTTCGATTTATCAGGGTTTTGTTGAAGGCTGGTCATTCCGTGCGTCGTACAATCAAGTTTCCGTTTCGTTGCTTATTTCCCCAACCGCTTATTCATTGCAAGCACTGGAATGGCAGCAGGTATCGGGAACAAAAATTTGGTCGGGCGTGTCGCCAACGCTTGATTGGCAACGTGCCACAATTGTCACTTGATAAGGAGAAAACATGACTAATCCAACTAGCAATTTCGGGTGGCAAATGCCCACTTCGACGGACTTGGTCACAGACCTGCCCGCTGATTTTGAAACATTTGGTCAAGCCGTTGACACTTCATTGGCTGATCTCAAAGGCGGCACAAGTGGTCAGGTGCTTTCAAAAAATTCAAACACTGACATGGATTTCACTTGGACAACTGCTTCAAGCGGTTCGCCATTTGTGGCTGGAAAAAATGCAATAATAAATGGAGATTTTGGCATTTGGCAACGCGGAACGTCTTTTAGTAATCCAGCAGACGCCACTTACACTTGTGATCGTTTTATGGTTTTTGGTAATGGGTCAGGCGCAACAAAAACGGTTAGCCAACAAACCTTTTACGCTGGAACTGC